TGTTGAGCACGTTCGGATCGCCAACGCGCTGCTCCCAGCCACCATCCGGCAGAATGCCGAAATCGCGCAACACGCCGTTGTCGACGGCCAGCTTGTTGAGCGACCGCCAGTCCGAGCCGGCCTCGACAAAGGCGAGGCGGACCCATGTCTTCCATTGTAGCGCCGGCATGCGGTGCATGGGGCCGGCGGCCGGGTCGCAAGGGCGCGGCAGCTGGTCGAGGATTTCGCCGACGCCGCGCAGCCTGCGCTTCTCGGGCTCATAGAGGAACGGGGGCACCTTGCCCTCATGCCGCGCGACCAGGAGGAAGCGCTTGCGGCTCTGGCCGAGCCCGCCGAGCTCGCCGCAATCGTGCGTCGTCTCGCGGACCGCGTAGCCGTAGGCGCGGAACAGGGCGATGATCTTTTCCAGCAGCTTGCGGCCGCGCTTGGCGATGCGCGGCACGTTCTCGAACACGACCAGCTCAACCGGATCGTCTTTCCACGCCTCCAGCATGAGCCAGACGCCGCGAAGGGTGAGTTCGTTGAGGGCCTGATACTTGTCGGTGATGCTGGAGGCCTCTGGCAGCAGCCCGGAAAAGCCCTTGCACGGTGCTGAAAGGAAGACGGCATGCGGCCGCTCGCCGTGCGCCGCGCGCCTGATATCCTCAGGCGTTGCTTCGCGCCAGGACGCCGGCGGCTCACGGCCCTTGAAGGCGACATATTGCGCCCGGCTGAACATATCGAGCACGGTGCCTTGGACGCCAGCGGCCCGGCTGAAATCCCGGATGGCGGCGGGGTCATTGTCGACGCCGCCGATGCAGCGCCAATTGGCCTGCAGGCTGCCGACTCGAGCGTGCCCCTTGTTGAAGCCCTTCGCCCCGCCGCCGAGGCCGCAGAACAGGTGGAAGTGTCGAAATTCGACCGTGGTCGTGAGATTGTTCAAGGAATGGCCCTTTCAGAAGGCAAATGCGAATTGGCCGGAGGCTTCCTGTCTGGAAGCGACACCGAGGGGACGGAGACCTGGTAGAGCAGCGATGAAGCCGCCGGGCTGGTAGGCGGGATCTTTGCGACGCTCCTCACGGAGCCGGCTGTCGTCGGCAGGGTGCCGCTTGTTGCCCTGCCAATAGGCGAGGCCGAACGGCGGGTTGTGGAGCTTGCACTTTGCGGCCGTCTTGCCGTGATGATCGATGAGCAGGTTGTGCTCCATCGAGATCGTCAGCATCTCGTCGACGGTCATTGCCTCCTCGACGAACCAGCGTTCGCGGAGCCCGCCGCCGGTGAAGGATCGGTAGCCGGTCTCGCTGAAAAACGGCTGATCGAGGTCGATCACGCGACCGTCGAGGCCGACGCCGCCGAAGACGCCCGGGTAGCGCACGTCGGTGCGGCAACCGTGAATGGTCAGCATGAACCGCCCGGGCTGGCCGTGCATCGGGATTCCGCCATCGGGCGCGGCCAGTTGTTTGCCGAGCCAGGACGACGCCGAGTTCCAGCAGTTGAAGCGGGAGCGGCAGCGCGGGGGCCAGGAACGGCCGGAACCGTCCGCGCGCTCCTCCCGGCCGCCGTATTCCTCAATCCGGTAGAGCGTCTCGACACATGCCTCGATCACTAGCTCGTAGGGAAGGCGGCCGGGCTTGTCGCAGGCCATCATCGCGGCGTGGTAGTGGTGGAGGGCTTCCCGAGCGATTCCGACCAGATATTCGTCGGACCCGTCGCGCAGCATGGCGACATTCTCGGCGATCTCCTGACGGCGTTTCTCGGCCTCGATCTGCCAAGCGTGCTTCTTGGCTGGTGCTTTCGCCTTGGCGGTCTTAGCCATTGCCGTACCTCGGAAGTTCTGCGAGCGACGAGAGGGGCGGCAACCCCATGCGCTCGCGAGATCGGTTGATGATGGGGAGAGGGTCGAAACCCTTGACGCCCGGACCTCGGTAGACCCATGGCGGGTTCTCCGGGTCGAGCCGGCCGACGTCGTAGGTGTGGAGCATGTCGGCGAAATATTCCGGCGTGCCCGGGTAGGGAGCGCTATTCCAGAGTGCCCGCAGGATTTTCCGGATGTTGTCGCCGTAGGCGAAAAGCCGGCTCCTTGCACGACGCCAGTTCGCGGCGCGGCGGTCGCGAGTATTCTGCTCCCAGATCACCGCTTGCTCGGCGCGCTGCGCCATAACGGTGTCGGCGTCTGGCTGCTCCTCTGCGATCATCTCGGAAAAGAGCGGCAGTTTCTCTCGCTCAAGGCGCTGCTTTCGGGCCAAGGCGAGCCGCTTTCGCCTCGTGTCTTCGAACGGGCCATATCGGCGTGTCCGGAAGTGGCGCATCAGAGCAACCTCCCCTCGGCCACCTGCCAGACGCCCTCGCCTAGCGGTTCGAACGGGCCGCGCTGCAGGGTCTGGCGGACCTTCGCCTTCCAGTTCGGATTGCGTTCGGACTTCGGATTCTCGGCCAAGGCGCGGTAGAGATCGTCGAGCCGCACCGCCGCGCCGGCGCGCTGCATCACCTTCAACACCTCGTCGACCCACGAGCCGACGGAGGCAAAGCCGAAGATCAGCGAGCGCAGGCGCAGCGGCACGAAAGCGCCGGGAATGCCGCTGGCCGCAAGGCGGTCAGCATCGTCGGCGCCATAGGCGCAGAACACCGACGGCGCGCCGGCATTGGCCTTTGCTCGAGTCCCTGCGGCATCGTGGAAATGCAGCCGCCCTTCCATGAACAGCAGCGCATCGGCCGCGCGCCAGACGCACTCGTGAAACACCTGCGTTTCGGTCCGGGCGAAGATCAGCGCGATTCCATGGGCGTGCTCGGCCATACGGCCCATCCAGCGGCCGATCACGTTGTTCGAGTATGGCGGGTTGAGCCACACGCGACCGTGCCAGGGCCGGGCTAGACCGTTGTCGGCGATGGTGTAGTGCTGGCGCGCCATGTCCCACGGCCGATCGAGCGGAGCGCAGGGATCGAGGTCGAAGCTCTCGGCGCCACCGAGCGCGGCCAGGATGGCCGGAGGGGTCAGCCAGACGTCGGTGCCCGCCGCCGCGGAGTGATGGCTACCGATGGGCATGGCGCGCCTCCTCGGTCAGCCTGCGCAGCACGTCGCCGACGCTGCTGATGGAATTCTCCAGCCGGGCCTCGTCGAGCTCGGCCAGATCGATCTTGGTTTCGTTCCCGTCTTCATCGATCATCGTGAAGACGCTTGCGGTGGAGTGCGGCTTGCGCAGGATATCCCACGCCCAGCGTGCGGCCGCTTCGGGATCGCCTTCGCCCTCGTAGTCGATCTCCCATGTGACTAGATAGCGGGCCATCAGCGCTGCTCCCGCTTGAGCATGTCGCGCGCCGCTCCGCGCGCCATGGGTCCGTCGCCGAAAGCGCCGTCTGCGATCTCTTGCAATTCAGCAGTGCGCGGGTCAGGTCCGTCGCAGGCGTCTTCCTCCTCTTCGTCCACGTCCTCGCGGGTGAGCTGGTCGAACGTCCACTCGTCGCCCTCCTCGTCGAGGAAGACGATCTTGCCGTTGCGCTTGGCGGTCTGGATATCGTTCCAGAAGATTTCGGTGCCGCCGGCGTATTCCGGCTCGCCCGTCTCCGGGTCGATGTCGCTGATGTGAGCGCGGCCGGTCAGCCGCTCCAATGTTCCGGTGATCGGGCTTCCGGTAGGTGATAGGTAGTTGGCCATGGTCTCTGGTCTCCGTGGTAGGGGATTGTTGCCAAAATGGTTGCGAACGCCGCTTGACAAAAAGCCGGGGGGAGAGGCAGAAATCGCGCAGCCTGATATTGCTTCGCGATTCGGCCGGTCCCTGAAAAATCAGTTGGTGTTGAAGCCGTCCGGCGAGGGCTGAATGCCAGCCTCTTTCGCCACAAAGCCCACGACGTCGAGCACGTCGTCAGAGCTTAGTTTCTCAATGGTTTCGGCGAAGCGCCGCTTGAAATAGGTCTGGTGCTCGGCACCGGCGTAGCGGGCCAAGCCGATGGCAGCGGCGAAGGTGATCGCTTCCAGGCGAGCGCCGCAGAAGCCGGACTTCTGATGAAGGCTGGCCGCGAGGTCGTTTAGCGTCATTGGTCGGTGATCCGTGGTAGGGGAAGTAACCGTTCTGGTTACAAGTAACTTATTCGGTTACACCTCCGATGCAAGTGAAAAAGCGAGGCCCTCGGCGTTATGTTTCAAGGCGTTGTGCCGAAGGAATGCATCGCGCAAATCCTTCGCGTGTCTGAGGTCGACAAGTGGGGCCGGGTCTATAATTGCTGTTCCGGAACGTTCCGGTTCGAGCAGATCACGCTCGCCACTTTCCCCGGCGTTGAGATGCACTCCAACGACGTCAGCCTCTACTCGTCAGCCATCGCCGGTTACGTGCTGGGCAAGCCGATAGACTATGAGTTTCACGGCGCGCTCGACTTCGTGAACGAGTTCGACTTTCGGGAGCCCGATCAGCGCCTCGCCGCGCTGGCCGTCGGCTTCAATCTCGGCCGCTTCGCTGGCGGCAAGGCGAACGCCTACAAGACCAGCCATCGCGAGCACCTGGTTGCGAACTTCGCCAGCTATGTCGAGCGCACCCTGGACAAGGTCCGCAAGCTTCCGGGCATGATCCCGATCAAGAGCTATTCGCCGCGCGACTGGATCCTGCATCTCGAGGAGGCGATCGAGCGCAAGGCCGCGATCTTCTCCTACCCGCCGTTCTACAAAGGCGGCTACGAAAAGATGTTCGAGTTCCTGGCCGAGAACATCAAATGGGAGGCTCCCCGATATGAGCTGTTCGACCCTAAGGCGCTGCGCGGTCTCATCGAGCGCGTGCGGCAGGCGGGCGTCCCCTATTGCATCCTCTCGGACCAGATTTACGACGACCTGAAACCGGAGTTGGAATTCGTCTCCGGCCGGGGCCACCCGCACTACTGCTACGTGTCGACCGGCAAGTCGTCCTACCTGCAGCTCGTGCCGCGGTCGGCCCCGTTCCGCTACAAGCCGATCGACCTCGACAAGATCAAGCCGGATTCGGTCGTGACGATTGGCCGAGCCGACGCTGCCCAGATGACGTTCCTCAAGGACGTCTACCTCAAGAAGGGCATCACCCACACGCCCGGCATGGTGAACTACCTGGTGCGCGTCGACGACATGCTGGTCGGCGGCCTGATCTACAACCTCGACAAATTCGCGAAGCGGTCGATTTACCTGCTGTCCGACTTCGCCATCTCGCGCGAGGGCAGGCTGTCAAAGCTCGTCACCAGGCTCGCCTGCAACGGCGAGCTGCTGCGCGACATGGGCAAGCGCTTCATCGACCGTTTCGACAAGGTGCAAACCTCGGCGTTCTCGCATCATCCCGTCTCGATGAAATATCGCGGCATCTTCGAGCAGACCAAGCGCGAGGAGATCGACGGGCCGGAAGGCAAGTTCCGCCTGCATTACGTCGGCGCCCGCATCGACGAGACGCCGCAACAAGCGTTCGAGTGGTGGTATGGCAAGCACTTCAAGCGTTGACTGGAAGGCCCTCGATATCGAGGCGCGCCAGGTTGATCCGAACACGCTTCGCCGCCGCGAGAAGAACGCGCACTACATGGCACCGGCCATGTTCAAGCGCCTTGTCGAGAACGTCAAAATCGATGGCCGCCTCACCACCACGGTCCTGGTGTGCCAGAACAAAGACGGCTCCCTCGAGATCCTGTCCGGACATCATCGCACGGCCGCCGCGATCGAGGCCGGCTTGCCGCTGGTTGACGCGCTCGTCATCACCACCCCGTTGACGGAAAAGCGCAAGGTGGCGATCCAGTTGAGCCACAATTCGATCAACGGCGAAGACGACCAGTCGCTGCTCGCCCAGCTCTACGCCTCGCTCGACATCGATGCGAAGAAGTTCTCCGGTCTCGACGACAGCGTGCTCTCTGGCGACAAGGGACCAGGTGCGACAGCGCTCGGCGGGGCGAACATCAAATACGACGAACTGCTGTTCTCCTTCTTGCCGGAAGACCGCGTGCGTTTCGAGGTCGAGCTGGAGGCTCTCGCCAAAAGGGCGAAGCGCTTCCGCATCCATGCCGCGCCGCAGTCGAAGTTCGACGAGTTCTTCGACGCCATCGTGCGCACCAAGAGCCAGCTCAACATCGTCAATTCGGGCATCGCCCTCTCAGTCATGGCGCGCCTTGCCGGCGAGCGGCTGGATCAACTCGAAGCGGAAGCGGAGGACAAATCCGATGCGGCATGATCTGCCCACCATGCGCGGCTCGTTTCCCAAGCCCGAAGCGCCCATCGCCGGCCCGCCATTCGGCACCCCGTTTATCGTGGTGCTCGCCATCCTGTCGTTCACCTTCGCTGTGTGCCTCGCACGCGTCCTCCTTCCGTGATCCAGATGAATTCGTGTGTGTGTAACGTAGTGCCGGTGGTTAGCGTGGCCGCAGCGTCAAGCATTATGGGTCAGTTTGCATTTCGGCGCATGTTTGCAGACCTTATGCCCAGCAACGCTTTGCGGCCCGATTTGACCAGCACAATCGCATTCGGTTCGGCTCGCGGCATGATGTCCATGGGTTGCGGGATGGGTGGCAAAAAAAAGAGCCACCCCGAACATTCCGAACACTCGCACGCGCGAGTCGTCCGGTGATCAAGACCACGACCACCGCGACGACATCGAAGCCGAAGGCCAAGGCCAAGGCTGAAACGGCGAAAGCGAAGCCGAAAGCCGAGCCGAAAAAACAGCCGGCGCGCGGCAAGAAGAAGCCGGCCGGCAAGGCATCGCCTCCTGTGGCGCCGAAGCCTGCTCCCAAGCCTGAGCCGGCACCACAGCCGAAGCCGGCGGAAGGCAACCGGGGCGGGGCATCGCCGAAACTGACCGAGCGCGACGTGCCGCGCGTGATCGCGATGCTGCGCCAGTGCGGCGGCATCAAGACGGTCGCGGCGGAGAAGCTGAACGTCGGCCGCACCACGCTCTACGCCTTCCTGAACGAGCATCCTGAAATCCAGGAGGCCGATTCCGAGATCGCCGACGAGTTGCTCGACGTTGCCGAGGGGCAGGTGGTGATCGCGCTTCGCTCTGGCGATTTGCAGACCGTGCGCTGGTACCTGGAGCTCAAAGGCAAGGACCGGGGCTATGTGCGCCGCGTCGAGCAGACCGGCAAGAATGGCGGCCCGGTCGAGACGCAAGCACGGGCGAACCCGAAAGACTACACCGACGAGGAGTTGGACCTCCTGATTGCGGCAGCGCAACGACGGAAGGCCGCCGAAGCGCAAGGGTGAATTGAATGGCGCAGAAGTCTGCCGCCGCCCGCGCGCCGCTCATTGCCCCCGACCTCGAAGACCTGCTGATCGAGCGAGACCGGCGCAAGGCCAAGGGATCGTTCGCCGAGTTCGTCAAGATGGCGTGGCTCGAACTCGAGCCGGAGACGCCGCTGGTCTGGAACTGGCACATGCAGGTGGTTTGCGACCATCTGCAAGCGCTGGTCGAGGGCAAGTTTCTCGAGCTGGGCCTGCGCAATCGCCTCGTCATCAACGTGCCGCCCGGCACATCGAAATCGCTGCTCGTCTCGGTGCTGTTGCAGGCCTGGGAGTGGGGACCGGCCGGCCGGCCCGGCATGCGGTATTTGTCGACGGCGTATAACGACGGGCCGGTCAATCGCGACACCCGCAAATGCCGCGATCTGATCCTGTCGCGCTGGTACCAGGACCGCTGGCCCGAGGTTTATCTCAGCCGCAGGGCCGAGACCTCGTTTGCCAACAACAGCACCGGCACCCGCGAGGGCGTGGCGTTCGGCTCGCTCACCTCGCAGCGTGGCGATCGCCTGATCATCGACGATCCGCACTCGACCGAGACGGCGGAATCGGCGACCGAGCGCACCGCCACGACCCGCAAGTTTCGCGAGGGCGCGCAAAACCGCCTGAACGACCAGAAGCGCAGCGTGATCATCGTCATCATGCAGCGCCTGCATGAGGCCGACGTCACGGGCGTGATCCTCGACGGCAAGATGGATTACGTCCATCTGTGCCTGCCGATGCAGTTCGAGCCCGACCGCTGCTGCTACACCCCGGTCAAGGTTTCCAGTTCCGTCGGCGAGCCTATCCTGGCGCGCTATGACGCGAGCAAGCAGCACTGGTATGGCAAGAACGACAATCTGCCGGACGAGCGTCGCGCCGAGATCGAGGCGATCAAGCTCCAGCTCGTCTGGCGGCAGGATCCTCGCACCGTCGACGGCGAGATCCTCGATCCGATCCGCTTCCCGCCTGATGAGCTGAAACAGCTCTACAACGACATGACGTCGTATGCCGTCGCGGGCCAGTATCAGCAGCGGCCAGCGCCGCGCGCCGGCGGCATGTTCCAGCGCGCCTGGTTCGAGGGTCGCATCGTCAGGGCAGCGCCGAAGGGCACCACCTGGGTCCGCCATTGGGACTTGGCCGGCACGCGCGGCGGCACTGGCGCTCGCACCGCCGGCGTCAAACTTGGCCGCGATCCCGAGGGCCGCTACTATGTCGGCCATGTCGTGACGCTGCGCGAGGAAGGCAAGTCGGTCCGCAAGACGATCGAGACGCAGGCCGCGCTCGACGGCAAGACGGTCCACATCAGCCTGCCGCAAGATCCTGGGCAGGCCGGCAAGGCGCAGGTGCAGGATTTCGTCGCGCAGCTCGCCGGCTACAAGGTGCATGCCGAGGGCGAGACCGGCGACAAGGTCACGCGCGCCGAGCCGTTCGCCGCGCAATGCGAGCACGGCAACGTCTACATCGTCGAAGGTGAGTGGAACACGCTCTACCTCGACGAACTCTGCCTGTTCCCAGCCTCCAAGCTGATGGACCAGGTCGACGCATCTTCCGGAGCCTTTACGAGGCTGCTCAACATCAAGGGGGCCATGGTGATCAGCGACGACGTTCTTCGGCGCGCTGCCCAGCCGGGGCCGCGATGATCAAGAAACTTTGGGGCGCATTGCGCCGTCGTTGGGGAAGCAGGCCAGTCGCCGACCTCCCTGTGGCGGCGCCGCCGGCAGCAGTTCCTCCTGGAGCGCGTTCTCCCACGCGCATCTCGCATGCGATGCTGTCGGCGCTCCGCGCGCAAGCGGCCGCACCGAAACAGCCGGTGCCGGTCTTCACCTTGCCCAAACACCCGGATGGCGTGCTCCCGTCGGGCAACACCGGGCTTGCCATGGACAGCGCCGTCGGCGCGGTTCAAAGCTGGGCCAACGGCTTCGCGCTGAGCGGCTACTTCTCGGAGGGGATCACCTTCCTCGGCTACGCCTATCTCTCGGAGCTGGCGCAGCGCCCGGAATACCGGGTGATCTCCGAGACGATCGCCACCGAGATGACGCGCAAATGGATCCGCTTCACCTCGAACGACGGCGAGGACAAGGCCGACAAGATCGCGGAGCTGGAGGCCGAGTTCAAGCGCCTGAACGTGCGCGACATCTTCTGCCGCGCCGCCGAGCAGGACGGCTTCTTCGGCCGCGGTCACATCTACATCGACACCGGCGATACTGACGATGTCGATGAGCTCCAAAAGCCGATCGGCGACGGCTGGGACAAGCTCAGCGTCACCAAGTTCTCCAAGAAGCCGATCAAGGCGCTGCGCACCGTCGAGGCGGTCTGGTGCTATCCGACCAACTACAACTCGAGCGATCCGCTCAAGGACAACTGGTATCGGCCCGACAGCTGGTATGTGCAGGCCAAGATCGTCCACACCACGCGGCTGATCACGCTGATCGGGCGCGATGTGCCCGACCTGTTGAAGCCGACCTATTCATTCGGCGGCCTGTCGCTGTCGCAGATGTGCAAGCCGTATGTCGACAACTGGCTGGAGACGCGCCAGTCGGTGAACGACATCATCTCGATGTTCAGCGTTTTCCTGCTGGCCACCAATCTCGGCGAGACGCTGCAAGCCGATGGCGATCAGCTCTTCCGGCGCGCCGAACTTTTCAATTTGGTCAGGTCCAATCGCGGCCTGATGATGATCGACAAGGATAGCGAGGACTTCAAGAACGTCGCGGCTCCGCTCTCCGGGCTCGACGTGCTCCAGGCGCAGGCGCAAGAGCACATGGCGTCGGTGAGCCACATTCCGCTGGTCAAGCTGCTCGGCGTCCAGCCGGCCGGCTTGAACGCCTCTTCCGAGGGCGAAATCCAGGTCTTCTACGACTACGTGCATTCGTTCCAGGAACACCTGTTTCGCCAGCCGATCCACCGCCTGCTCGGCCTGGTGATGATCTCGCTGTGGGGCGAGACCGATCCCGGCATCGACTTCGAGTTCGAAAAGCTCGAAGAGACCAACGAGAAGGAAGCTGCCGAGGTGGAAAAGACCAAGGCCGAGCGCGACGTCATCCTGATCGACGCCGGCGTGATATCGCCTGAGGAATCGCGTCGGCGCGTTGCCGGCGATCCGGACTCGGACTTCTCCTCGATCGACGTCGAGGACATGCCCGACCTGCTCGAAGAGGAGGACGACGGCCTTGTGGTCAAGGGCAGCTCCGAGGAACGAGACGAGGCGGCTTGACGAGGCCCGCGAAATCCGGCTCCGGCTGGTCGAGCTGGTGGGCATGAGCACGTCGGGCGAGATAGATCCTGACAAGTTCTTCCAAACCGTTCTCGTGTTGGAACGGTTTGTTTGGGACGCGGGTGTTGCCAAGCCCGAGGAGCCGGCAGATAGTGCGGCTCCCGTCACTGACAACGCCGGCACCGCTTGATCACGCTCCACCTGTGGGAACTCCTCAAAGCACAGACGCCCGACGATCGCGAGATCGCCGAGACGCTGAGGGATCGTGATGTCCAGCCTGCAAAGTCGTCGGACGGCCAAGCGCAACGAAAAGGTGCTTCGCCCCGTCCGACCCAACGTCGGGATTGAGACGGCCTACAGGGGCCGCCTGACGCGCTTGATCGACGCCATGAGCGACAGCGTGATCTACTGGCTGAAAGCCTCCTACCGGGCCAATACGCCCCGCATAGCGCAGGATGAAACGCCGGCGGATGCGCTGCGCCGATCGATCCGCAAGCTTCCCGCGCAGTGGACCAAGCGCTTCGACGTCGCCGCGGTGAAGCTCGGCGACTATTTCGCGCTCTCGGTCGAGCGACGTTCGAGTGCGGCCCTGCGCAAGATCCTGCGCGACGGTGGCATCTCGGTCGAATTCAAGATGACGGCCGCGATGCGCGACATCGTCGACGCGACGATCCACGCCAATGTGACGCTGATCAAGTCGATCCCTTCGCAGTATTTCGACCAGGTCGAAGGCGCGGTGATGCGGTCGGTGCAGACCGGCCGCGACCTTGCCGGCCTGGTGCAGGATCTCGAGCGCTATTCCGGCATCACCCGGCGCCGGGCCGCCTTCATCGCCCTCGACCAGAACAACAAGGCGACGTCGGCCTTCAACACGGCGCGCCAGCTCGAACTCGCTATCGATGAAGCTGAGTGGCACCATAGCGGGGGCGGGAAAGAACCTCGCCCCACGCATGTCCAGGCCGGCCGCGAAAAGGTCCGCTATAAGATTTCGACCGGTTGGTACGACCCGGCCGTCAAGCGGTTCATCCGACCGGGCGAGGAGCCCGGATGCCGATGCGTGGGCAAGCCGGTTCTTAGGGGCTTCTCCTAAGGAAAAGCGCGTGATCGTATGGGATCACGCGCTTCAGTGCGCCCGGTTTGCCGGTTCAGCGTCTGAACATCCGGGCAACAGCGATCAAAATACATGCGCCGATAAAGCCGGCCACAAGATAGCCAAGCCATCCGGTCAAGGATACGCCCAGCAATCCGAGAAGGAGGTTAGCGACGATGGCGCCGACAACCCCCAAAAGGATGTTCATGAGCACGCCCATATTGCTCCTCATGAACATCTCGGCGAGCCAGCCGGCGATACCGCCGATCACAATAGCAGCGATCCAACCGACACCTGGATTTTCCATGTTTCCCCTTTCCTAGAACCGAAATTGGTTCGGCGGGAAAAACGTGCGGCAAACCAATAAAGTTCCTCGACCGCTCAGGCGGCAGCATGCAGCGTCGGGATGGCCTTGATCTCGGCGCTGAGTGCCTTCTCGGCCTGCTCCAGATCATAGTTGCGCTGGAGGTTGAGCCAGAGCACCGGGCCGTTGCCGACCAGCTTTCCAATTCGGAGAGCCATCGGGACCGTGATGGGCTGCTTCTCGTCGATGATGTCGTAGAGCGTCTTGCGCGAAATGCCGAGCAGCTTGGCGATCTCGGTCTTCGACTTGTCGAGCGCCGGGATGACGTCTTCGCGGAGCAGTTCGCCGGGGTGCATGGCGGGTAAACCGCGCTTGATGGCTTTCGTGTTCATCAGTGGTAATCCTCTAATTCGACTTCGGTTGCGTCTTCGCCGTCCCATGCAAACGTGATGCGGTAATTGCCTGTGACCCGGACCGAAAAGCGACCCTTGTCGCGACCCGAGAGGCCGTGGAAGTGATAGCCAGGAAGGTCCATGTCCTGGGGCCGCGCCGCCGCTTCCAAGGCCCGCAGGATGCGAGCGACACGCTTGTCGTCCTGAACGCTGAGACCGCGTGCTTTGCCGGTTTCGAAGAAGCGTTGCAGGGCTTTGTTTCGGAACGTCTTGATCATGCTTAGAGTGTAAGGCGCTACCTTACATAAGTCAACCAAAGTGTGAGGTCAAGCCTTACATTTAAGGAGCGATTTTCGATGCCTGCGAAGTCTGAGGCCCAGCGCCGCGCCATGTACGCAGCGGCCGAGGGTCGAGGCGTGCTCGGCATCCCGAAGGCGGTCGGCGAAGAGTTCGTCGGCAAGGACAGCGCGGGGCAGGCGGCCTCGCTGATGCTGGTCGCGCCCGATGGCGATGTCCTGGTGCTCCGGCGCTCGTCGACCGATACCAGCTGGCCCGGCCATTGGTGCTGGCCCGGTGGCAAGTCGGATGAAGGCGAAGACGCCGAGACGACGGCGGCGCGCGAGACCACCGAGGAGATCGGCACGCTGCCGTCTGGCGCGCGCCAGCTCATCGATACGCGCGGCACCCCGAATGGCTGGGTGCATCACACCTTTGCTCAGGCCGTCGAGACGAAATTCGCGCCGGTGCTGACCGACGAACATTCCGGCTATGCCTGGGCTCCCCTGCGCTCGCTGCCCGAGCCGCTGCATCCGGGCCTGCGCGACATGCTGGGCGAGCGGCTTGGCATAGCGGCCGACATGTCGCCTGAGGCATGGGACTCGCTGCGCTCCAACTTCGTGAAGTGGACGAGGGGCGAAGACATCGTGATCGAGGGCGCTTGCCCGATTTGCGGCGGCACCGGCGAACTCGCTGGACCTGGGATCGTGTGCGACGAATGCCGCGGCACGGACGCGGTGGCACAGGCCAACGACGCGCTCGCCATGGATCGCAATAGCGTGCGCTCGTTCGACCAGGACGGCCATCTGCGCGTCGAGATGACGCCGATCTCAAAGGCCAACATCTGCCCCTACTATGGCCGCGAAATCCCGGACTTCGAGGCGCTGGCGCTCGATCCCGAGCGCATCTATCGCCTGTACCGCGATGCGGACGAGCTCGCGAAAGCCGCCCCGACCTTCGTCGGCAAGCCGCTCTTGCTCAAGCACATCCCGGTCAGCGCCAAGGATCACCCGCGCGAAGCCGTGGTCGGCGCGCTCGGCGATGCCGTCGAGTTCCATGCGCCCTATCTCATGGCGCCGCTCAGCATCTGGGATGGCGCTGCAATCGCGCTGATCGAATCCGATCGGCAGAAAGAACTTTCGAGCAGCTATCGCTACCGGGCCGACATGACGCCCGGGACGCTGGCTGGAGAATGCTACGACGGCGTGATGCGGGACATTTCCGGCAATCACGTCGCGTTGGTTGAGGAAGGCCGCGCCGGGCCTGATGTTGTTGTCGGCGACAGCAAAATGGAGATCATCACGATGAAGAAAACAGCACTGCTGTCGCGCATGGCGTCCGTCGCCCACGGCGCGATCCTTGCCCACGTCATGCCCAAGCTGGCAGCCGATCAGAAGATCGATCTTGGCCCAGCGCTGGCTGACATCACCGCCGAGAACTTCAAGGCCAAGCGGCCTGCGCTCATCGAGGCGATCGCAAAGGCCACGAAGGGCAAGCTCGCCGCTGACGCCAAGCTCGACGGTCTCGAGGCGGTCCTCGTCGCGCTCGACGAAGTCGAGGTCCAGGAAGCCATAGACGAAGACGACGAGGAGGAGGACGACAAGAAAAAGAAAGCCGAGGACTCCGAAGAGGAGGAGGACGAGGACGAGAAGGAGAAAAAAGCCGAAGATAGCGACGACGAGGACGACAAAGTCGACAGGAAGGCTATGGACGCGGCGATCGCCGCAGCTGTAGCGCAGGCCAAGACCGAGGTCCGCGCCGAGATGCTCAAGTCGGCCGCCGAAGTGCGCGCCGCCGAGGAGGCCGTTCGTCCCTACATCGGCAAGCTCGCCATGGCCCATGATAGCGCGGATGCCGTCTATCGCACCGCGCTCACCTCACTCGGCGTCAACATCGATGGTGTCCATCCCTCGGCACTGCCGGCCATTCTCAAGGCCCAGCCGCTACCTGGCGTCGGCGCACCGAAGAAGCCGGTCGTCGCCCTGG